CATTTCATCCCAGTGCCCGGCTTTCATTACCGTTTCTAAATCTGGAATAATACGACCTAACTAAGCCGGAGTAAATCCTGCTCTTAATAAATTGCTTCTAAAGAAATCTAATTTCTTTTCAAGTTCTGTAGAATCTAGAATTGTTCCTTTAGTGGGTAACTACTAACCCATTAATAATGACGATGCTGTAGCCTAAGCATCAGTACCGAGAAATTTCTATCTTGCAGTAAGCTCATCTCTAGATTTCTTTAATTTTTCTAATCCTTTTTCAAAATCAGATAATTTCTTTAATCCCTCATTAACATCTTTATCTAATGCCTTTCCTCGTTCTGCTAAAGCTTCGCGAACTGCATCAATATTCATTGTTTTGGGATCAATTTTCATACGTTCAAATTCTTTCTATAAAATCTTAGAATTTGCAATTGCTCCTTGAAAGCTAGATTCCATACCTTGCCCAAGTGCATTATTAGCCTATTCTAAAGTAGATAATAAATCTTTGAACTAAGATGTAATATATTCAGGCTTAATATCACCAAAAGAAATATGGGACATAGAGGTACCTAAACGCCCAAAAAGATTCTCCACTTCTTTAATTTTATCAACAAATCCAGTAATTTGAGAATCAGAAGTTAAACGCTAATTAGTATTTTTACTTAAATTCTCAACCATACTCTAAACTTGCTATAAATCTTTTATCAAACCCTTGCTAATTTCTGTACCAGGCTTAATATTCTTCATGGCATTTTGAATCTATTTAATCTACTCTTGCCAACCTTCAATCTTAGCCTAAATAGAAACTGTAATTCCCTGTCCTGCCATCGTACTCATCTCCTTTTCTCACCATAATAAAAAAAAGAGCCACTTTCCTAAGAAAGTGGCATATTAAATGTCCGCGTCTATGTCCGTACCCAAACGCGTGATTTCCATTATTAAATTTTTCTAATCTCCAACAGTTTCTGGTAATCCAATGATATTAAAAGTAGAAACAGTGGGATCGGCCCTTTCTCCCAATCGTAAGTTAATATTACTTACAATCCTAACTTTTGGCATATACAACACATTTGTGTAGCGTTTGCCCTCATTTTCATCCTTTGAGTAAAACTTCGCCTCAAGTGTGAAAAGACCATTAAATCTTTCTTTCTACACACTATAAATCAAGGCTTCATCCTCATATTTATAGTAGTAGTCAATAACATATTTCCTACCTTTTTCTGCTGGTTCTTTTAAATTTTTATTAGAATACAATTTCATACGATAGTGCGTAATTCCAAGTTCATCTTCAAATTCTGGTATATATGCGCCATAAATTTTTTCCTAAATCGCATCACGATCATAATCAAATATAAAAATTTTCTTTTCCGGATAGAAAATAGGTTTATGTTTTAATTCAATATAAGGGACATCCTTCTAAACCCCATCAATTTCCTCTTTTAATGAAGTTGGTTCAAAAGGTCCCTCTTTCATATGTATATATAAAGGCTATTTGTCCTACTATGACAGCACATTCGCGCTTAAAAGCATGCTCATACCCACCGAGGACATTACGCCATCTACCATCTAAAACTAAACTTCCTGTCTATCATCCCAAATAACACGTGGCATATTTGCCCAACCACCGCGCGCGAATACAGGACGATTCTATTCAGTAAGTACTGACATATTTACATCTTCAAAATAAAGAACAGGCTCATCAGCTTCTATATACCTATCTCCAAATTGCATAGGAGTTTTTGCACGAAGTACAACCTCATATAACTCCTTATGTCCAAATCTCTAATCCATCATAGGCATCACCACCTATTAAAAAAATAAAGGGCTTCCCGCAACGGGAAGCCCCATCATTTAGCTCAATTAGGAACCAGCGACAGAGCCATAGTCGTCTTCAGAAGCAGAACTAGTAGAACCGCTAATATTGTAACGAACTAGCTTCATCATCTCGTTCTCGCCCTGGTCGTTGGTAGAACGTAGGACGTTTAGAGTCATTTCAAAGGTAGAAGGATCGCCTTCAGCCTGTAGAGTAATAGTAACATTGCTCTGTACCTTTGCCTTGTTGATAATGAACTGGAAGGGTTCATCCTTACCGGTCTTTTCAGAACGCATGAAGGTGTCACCAATAACTTTATAGGTACCTGGGAAGGTATCTGGAGAAATGGTTACTTCAATAGCAGTTTCATTACCATTGTTATTGGCTAGAACTTCTTCCCAGAAGATACGGATATGATCGCCCTTTGCAGAAGGAACAGGTTCTCCACCAATCATCTTAGGATTCTTAAAGTTAACAGCATGACTGCCATCAATGGCAGGAGCAGTCTGACCAGCAGCATAAACTAACTGTGTACGAGTACCGGTGGTTAAGTTAATTAAACGAATTGGGTGACCATCGGAAGCAGTAGGAGTTAATTCAACACCGGTTAAATGATCTTTTGGCTTTGGTACTACGCCAGCTTCACCACAAACGACTTCTTCAGTATGACGAACAATAACTGGAGCGTCAGAAGCGGGCTTTTTAATAGCGCCACCGAGCATGAAACGTAAGGATTCTAGAGAAAGTAGAGCATCCTCTAGAGTGATATTGATTTCCTTACCATAGTCCCACTGTACTAGTTTAGGATTGCCCCAACCGCCTTGCGCAGCGGTATTTTCAGCAGTGGTTTCAATGGTGGATACCTTTAGAGTATCTAGGAATAGTACAATGTCTCCCTTGTAAACGCCAGCAGCGAGGTCATCTTCTAGAGCTTCAAAGTATACGTTAGCAACTTCTTTAATGCCATATTTATCAAAGATATTAACATTACTTGCCATAAGAGTTTACCTCCTTTACTTGTCTGGACTAGCAATGGAACGCATCCAATGCTTAAGCTAAGACTTATTAATTTTAGCGCCTGCGAGAGCCGCTTTCTAATTTATATTAAACTAGTCACGCCAGCCCATCCGCTTTAGCTAATCGTGAAAAGCATAATATGTAATATCCCAAATATTTTTAATATTTAGGCCACAATCATTGAGAGCCATACTCCCAATTAAGTCTGACATACTCATGTCAGATTTCTCTTGCGCCGCCTTTTTTGCTTTGGCTTTACGAACCTTTTCACGGTTCGCGCGCATTTGCATTTTTAAACGTTTTGTAGCGGGATCATCATCTTCATAGATGATAATCTCTTCTCCTTCTACTTCAAGGAAATACATTCTTTTAAGAACGCGCTACAAATCGTAAAAATGCTTCTCATCTAATATGTGCTATTCTTCTAAAGGCCCCAAAAATATACTTGGAGGCTCTAAAGAAAAAGTTGCTTCAGAATGTGTAAAAAAACGAAATGCAGATTTAACTAATGAATTAACTGTAGCATCCATAGATACCATTAATAATAAATACTAATAATCACTAATATTATTTAATAGTTCAGTTAATTCCTATTCGCCCTTTACATCCGTAGGTTTAGTAGCAGTTAAAATACTTAAATACTACTAAAATTTATCATAACCTATATCAACAATTTCTCCTAAAGTGACAGAATAAACAGCACATATATCCTCTATAAATACTGGTCCGCCCTTTAAAAATTTAAGTACCTCATTATCAGTTAAATTCATTTATCTGATACAACATAGAGTAGCCACCAATTTGCGGAGTAAGTACAATACTTTCCGCGCGCACAAACTATAATGTACCAATACCTTCCATTTGCGCGCCATTAAACATGGTGTCTATCTCTTGCATCATTAGATATGGACGTAATGATTTCTCATTAAGCACCCACTCATCATATGGGCAAGCTACATCAAAGCGCACAGTAGATAATTTAAAATCTGGATTTATCATATTGGTAACGAAGTTTGAGAAAATAGCTACAATATATGATGTTTTCTCCGTACTATCATCAAAGATTTTTGGAACTATCATAATTTGCTTATTAAGCAAACTAATTCCATCAACATCTTCGTACTTTTCATCAAAAGGGTCTCTGACCGAATATTTAAGTAGGCGGCAAAGCCGCTAGTTTTGCATAAGTTTATTAGCAATATTAAAGGTGTTAGTACCCATTACAGCGAATCTACGTTGACTTTCTGTTGCCATACTACTCACCTCACCATAATGGAATTATTTTAACTGTTTTACTATATGTATTACTATCATATTCCGCGGTTAAAATAATATCTCCTAACTTATTCTTCCAATTAGCATGAACTATAAAAGTATTTTGCACTAAGTTATTCTAATCATCTAACTTTTGCTTTATCTATGCTAATTCAGTTTCCTCTAATTCAATCTCAATATTATCATTAATAATAATTGGATTACCTTCATTATCCTCTGTATATAGAGAATATGTAGCATAGCGGTCTAAACGTATTTGGTCTGGACCTTCTATCCATACTTTTGAAGGTTTATCTTGAGGGTCAATAGTAATTTCTACTTTCTTAAAAACTGCGGGTTTACCCTTAAGTGTCATTGTAATTATACATTGACCAGCGCCCGTAGCTACAAAATTACTATCAATAAAATCACAATCTTCAGGCTTACTTAATACAATTTCCCACTAATTCAATGTTCCTTCTTCAAATTTCGGAATAATTGTATCTCCTACTTTGTATAATGTAGGTAAAGCAGGAAACTTATATCTATCTAAATCAGCAATTTCAATATCCCTATCATCATATTTATAATTAACCTTACTTTCAGTTAAAGACATATATACAATACCTTCTACACTTGTCCAATCGCATTCAATAACTGTCCAACCTTCATCATCAATAATAAAGGTAATACCACGCATTAAGGTATTCATATCCTCACTACCACGTTCAAATATAGGACGAGGCATTATAATTTCCGCAAACTTATTAGGTTGCGGCGAAATCAATGAATGCCACATTCTGAAATTGCTTTTAACCTTACTATCTACCGAACTAACGGCATAAGCCCAAGATTTCTTCAAATAACCTTTAGAGTCAATCCACTTCAACTCATAATTACATTTTATAATTTGAAATGTCTAATATTGCTCATGTACCTTATGCTCTTTCTATAATAAAAGCCATTTTTCAACGACTCCATTATCTTGTCGCCAAGTTAATATATCACCAACAACAATTGGAATATCATTAGCAACATACAAATACATAATTTTCTTTTCTTCTTCATCTTTGCGCGTTTGGATTATACCGCTGAAATATAGTCCGCGCTCAACAGATAAATCTGTTACAGTAAAAGGAGACTATGCCATCCATTTTTCAAATGCGATAATCCCACTATTTTTTATACGTTCAGCTATAGTTTCTCCAAAATGATTAACACGAGAATAATATACATCAAGATAATTCATTTGGAATGTCCAATCCATTTACAAGATTCATACATTCAAAAATATTTTTTCTGAAGTATTCATATGAAAGATAGCGGGCAAGCGCCAATTTTCCTAACAAGGGCCACCAGTTAATAGAATTTGCGCCCAAACCCATCAATTCAATCATAATGGAATCTAAGAATTTTTCCCATTCACCATCTTTTTCGCGCTCACATAAAAGACCGTATAAACGACCTTTTAGTTTATTCTTATAGCCATCAAAGGTGGCTTCAGTTACGCCATCTTTTCCCTGCCAGCTATCTAAATATTTCTGCAGGGGCTTTTCCACGCGATCTGTCATATATATCCTACTATTCTTCAACTTCTTTAAGTACTGCTACCTAAAGGTCATTTAATTTATCAAGATGGTTTGCCATTGAAAAATCTTTAGATGTATATAGCTGACCAATGTGTTCCCAGCTTGCGACACAACGTTTAATCCATTCATGCTTCATATAAAGGGCCAAAAGCTGAATTTCATCATTTGTTATGTCCTCACGAAACTAATATATTTTAAGTTGAGGAGAGCTATCTTCTATGTCAGCGGGATTAACTTCCTCAAAATCTAAACTCACACGGGGATATTTAAACCGAGCAATGGCCATTTTGAGAAGTTCTTGCCAATCTCGTTCTACGATAGCTAACTCTTCTTCTAATGTCCACTCGTCTGCGGTAATCCGCGCGAGAAATGCGTCATAAACCTTTAAGAAGGGTGTTGCCATCTATCATCACTTCTCTTCTGCGTCATGTTTCTTTGCAATTGCATCAATTACATCAACATCGCAGTATTTCTTAATTAGAGTCACAAGACCAGTATTAGTAATCTTATGTTCAACTGCTAATGTAACCGCGCTTTCTTTTTCTGCTTCAGTAGCATTTACAATAAATTTAGCAAAATCATTATTTAAAAGCATATTCTGAATCTTACCAGCATCAAATACAGGGCCAACTTCAGCGACTTGTTGTTCTGCTGGTACACCTTCAATCACAACATAATGACCATTAACTAAAGCCATAAAACCAGGATCAAAAGTAAGTTCTTCATATTCTTCATCAGTTACCGGAATCGCACGACCCGGATTTAATTCACGGTTTAAACGAATACTTGGCACATATAGAGATACGAGCGAAGTACTTACATTTTTAATTCTAATAGACATATACTAAATCCTCCTTTTATCTCCAAAGCGGGAGGGGAGTTATACTCCCCTCCCAATTATATCAATTAAGAATTGGTTGCGCCACCATCAAGGGTAGGAACTAAAGCCTGATTGTATTCTTTCCAACCACTGCCTTCATCTAGAGCGCTATTATAATAGATGCCCCAGTAGTTAGGAGTAGTGAATAGACCAACACCAACCTTAACATAGCCCTGTAGTGTGAACTGATTATCGCCTTCATGGTCATCCCACTCACGGAAGTAAGGAGAACCTTCAAAAGCCATCTTAATAATCTTTTCCTTGCCAGCTGGTAATACATAGGCGAAGGAAGGATTGAACATTAATTTTTCATTTCTTTCATCGGTGAAAGACTGTGGCATTACAACAACTGGTACGCCCTGGAACTTACCAATGTATCCACGATCACGAACTTCCTGCATATCAACATCAGAAATCTTGGTAGTGTTATTATAAATAATAGCATTTACCATTTCAGCTGCGAACTCAGGAGTGCAGTAGATAATTGGGGAACCATAAGGAGCAACGGTGTTGCAAAGTTTCTTCATAGCAGCAGGATTGAAAGCATTAGCAGCTACCTTGTTGCGTACTGGACGACCAGCAGCATTCCAAGAAGCTAGTAAGCATTCCTGTACCATTTCGAATAGACGATCTACGATACCTTCCTGGATTACTTCATAGATATCGGTCATGGACTCTAAACCATCAAGATAACGTTCGAAGTCGACATAGCCGGCACCGCCGATAGCCTGGATGTATAAGTCAAAACGATCTCTGTCAAGACGGAAGGTCTCATAGTTACCAGATTCAGTGGCGCGAGTAACGAACTGCTTACCACGAATCTTGCCGCGAACAACGCGGAACTCTGGGCGCTGACCCTGAGCATAATTCTTTACTTCGACAAACATATCAAGAGCACTCTTGATATTCTGTGGTAGAACTTCTTCTAGATTCTCTTCTAGGAGTTCAAATACATCTTCCTTATTGCGATTGAAGACGTGACGATTGAAGTGTTTGCCATCCTTGGTCATTAGCTTGGCTAATTCATCACGGAGAGCAGCTTCATAATCATAATTTTCAGCGGAAAATTCCGCAGGAACGGCACGACCAAATACGCCGTTCATTAAAGCACGTAGATTATTCATAAGTCGCACCTCCATTAAGCTAGATGGATAATCTGATACTTAACGCCCTTGCCGCCATTAGGAACGGTATAGAACTTAACTACTTTAGCGTAAGTGCCAGAACCATTAGGATTAGTTTTTGTTAGCTGAGGAACTGGAGAACCAGCAACAGCCTTAACATATAGAGGAGTTTCATCAATTTCGCCTAAAGCTTCCCATAGTTTAGCTTCAGAAGTGAACTCCGCATCATCATACTGTAAGCAGTTTGTGGTTACAGTGTCGCCTAAGCCAAAGATGCCAACACGAGGATAATCCCCAGCAACTTTGCGGCCAAAGCGTTGTAGACCATAATGTTCACGGTCATATTCTTTTTCTGTGGTATATACAATACCGATTGGGCTAGAAGTTGCAGCCGCAGGAGCATCAATGATGCCAGCAGCTTTATCAGCAACGACCCACATACCATTTTCGCAAACGCCATAGCAATTAGCTACACCGCTCTTTACGAATTTAGGTCCGAGAGGGGTCTGAGAAACTACCATACCAGTCTTTGGGAATGCTACTTGGTTTAGTTCGAGGCTGGCATATAAGGTTTCCTCAGGATTACGATACTGAGCAACTAGATCGCCTTCAACATTGGTAATAGGAAATCTAACTAAATTACCCATATTTTATTCCTCCTTAGTTCTTGCGATATTTAGACATAAAAATCGCGAATTCATCAACAGCAGGATCTGGTAGTGGAACTACTTTGTTGTCAGCACTGCCAGCCATATGTTTTTTAGCATAGCAAACCGCAAGTTTGCCTTCCAATTCTTCGTAAGAGAAATTCTCTACATTTTCACGAATTGGGCTAATTTCTTCCTCAGTTAAGTCAGTAGCGTACTGCTCAATTAAGGAATTTTTCTTTTCTACTTCTAAACGAGTACGCTCTGCTTCATAAGTAGCAATTTGTTCCCGTAAACCGGCTTCGGTCTCAGACGCGGATGTTATCTGGGCCTCTAACTCTTGAATACGAGTTTGAGCATTCTCATAATTAGTAGTCATTTCAGTTAGTTGATTTTGAAGTTCAGCAATCTGCGCTTCAAAATGTAGAGCAGGGTCATCTGCCAATGGTTCTTCAGGTATTAAACCCTGTTCATCTTCAGGCTCCTCAGCAGGTTCTTCAGCTTCAGGTTCAGCGGCAGGTTCTTCCTCTGCGGCTGGTTCCTGCTCTGGCTCTGTTGCTGGCTCTTCAACAACAGGTTCTTCTGCAGCTGGAGCTTCTGGCTCCTGAGATTCCGGCTCCTGTTCAAAGGTTTCCGGCGCAGGAGTGGGTTCATTTACTTCGGGATTTACAACATTTTCCATTTGATGTTCCCCTCCTTCTGTTGGTTGTTTTTCGGCCTCTTCTACTTTAGCCTTTAAATCAGCCAATAGAGAAGAGAACTTTTCATATTGAGATTTATATGTATCATCATTCTTACTAAAGAAAGAAGATACAGAGAAACATGGTTCGTGGTCACCAATAATACACAGCCCCATGATTTCAGCTTTAGTATAGACAAAATATTCATGTTCACCGATATTCGCCCAATCACCCTCAATTGAGTTTATATCAAGTTCCATACTTTGATTTTGTCCTACAACAAAATTAGCTTCGTTGAAATATTTTGTGAATAGCACTACGGAGAAAACCGCATAATCGCGTTCAACCCCGTCAGTATCCGTAAAAGGTTGCCATCCATCAAAATATTCAACATAGCCATATGCACTGGCAAGTGTTGGACCAGTATGACTAGCCCAACCTTTTGATTCCGGGTCAAAGAACCCAACTACTGGAGTATCGCCGTGTGTTGCGCTTTCAATCATCATGTTCGCAACTGGCTCAGTAATATAAGAACCATTTCTATTACCAAATTTGGTAAAGACGCCAACTTTTAATCTATTAAGACCGGATGAACCATTGATAGGTTCAGCAGGCGACATAATAATAGCATTATCAAAATAAATTGGAATGTTTCGCTTCATGTTTTGCCGCCTCCTCAGCTTTTACTATCAATATTATCTTGCGTTTTTTGTGATCTTTTATCATCAGCCAACGTTGGTCTACCGCCCTTATTAGTTATGTCTTTTGGCTATGACTTACTACTACTATTTTTTTTCGTGGAATTATTTTTTTCTTCTGAATTTTCATTACCAGTTTGAGTATATGAAGACATTAGAGGAATCATTTTTTCATCTAATTCCAAGAACTCATTTTCAAAATCAATTGCGCTTACTAGGCTACGTTGCTTCATTCCAAGAGCAGCTGCCACGCGCATACGAGGATAGCCAAACTATGCCGCCTATAGGTAGTGCTGTAAGTAATCACTCAAATTAAATTTTGTTGTTGGTAAAATTTCAAAGTCAAAAGTTAATCCAGTACGAGTAAATCTGCTATTGATTAAAAATTTAATCCATACAGCATATGAATTAATATAATCTTGCATCACACTCTCTAATCTCTTAATAACATATGATAAAGAAGAACTATTATCAGCATTAAAGAATAGCTTACTCATTCCTAAAGAATCCCAAGCATTATCACTATATTTTTCAATACGATTATTTGCCTGAGTTGCTGCAGAACTATCCTGTAAGTTCTCTAATGTAGTCTCACCGAATGTAGTAAGTACGTCTACAGTATCTAAATCCTTTAACATATTTGCTACACCCGCATGAATTTGCGCGACTTCATCTAATTCAAATACTAGATGCCCATCATTATCAATAGGCATTCTCTGAATTAATAACTTGTAGAGTTCATTCTCATCGCGCTTTTCTTCGCGCCCAACAGCATCCTTTAGCTTACTTAATTCTTCCATTGCAGAAATCATTAATGGGGTAGAATCTTCAGAGAAGCAGAATACTATTCCGCCCGCGCTTGCTGGGACTAAAACCCAAGGATCTTCTAACCTATGCGCTTTATAATCCTTCCAGCCCTTTTGAATTACATCTGGATAATTCAATATAGCCACATCACGCGCCTTTTCATCATCATATTTAGTAATAAAGTAAGTAATATTGAACTCCAATATTGGTAGATCATTAAAGTCTTTAAAACGAGTACGACAAAATTCTATTGGTAAGTCTTGTACTGTCACTTTATTACCATGTTCTTGTAAAACACCATAATAAATACCAGTCTTTAACCATTCGCGAGTAATTCGTGCCAAAGTTGTCTTTACATTTAAAGCTTCTACAAAGCTGCAAGCATTATAAAAAGCCTTAATAATTTGTGCTTTAGACCCTTTACCACCAACTTCATAAATAGGAGTTACAAGTGTGTCATATAGGAAAAGATTCGCTAAAAAGTTTATTGCATTACGGTAGCGCCCATTCGTTCTATAATAGTAACGGGACAGTTCACGGATAGCAGAAATCTCACCAGAGCATACAATTGATTCAATTTCTTCTATAGTAAAATCTCTATTAGCTACGCTATTCCGTCTCTGACCGCCCCAGCGAGAGGTGCGTTCACGAGAGTCTATCGGAACATAGTTAATTTTATACGATGCATTTCTAAACATCGTTTCAAAATCTCTACCCATAAATTTCACCTCCTACTTTTAGGAGTGAAAAAGCCAAACTAACCAATATTCTTTTTTTTCTTCTTAAAAATTTCTTTATCTTCATAATACTTTACACGATATAAGGCATATTCTAAGGCACTAAATCTATCCTTCTCAATAGACTATGAAATGCGCTCAACTTTATATTTATTTTCAATACCTGTCGGGCGCAAGCGCAAATTATTCATTTCATCCATTAGACGCGATGTCATTTCGTATGGAAGTAAGAATACTCTGCGGTCATAGGCTGTCATTTTCTAACCTTTCTTAGTCTACATTAATTTATCTTTTACAATACGTTCATGCGCCAAGAAGGAAGTAGACCCGTTATTTAAAGAACCAAGAAATGCCGCGTTAATTGCATCTTCATTACCTGCGCCCGCTTTAATATCATAAATAATAGCATTATAGTGAGAATTGGGTTCATCTTGCTCTTTCTTCATTTCCGGTGGTAAATGATTTTCATCATTAAAGGTAAAATAGGCTGGAAATTGTTCGCCAGTTTTTTGATCAAATGATGGAAGAACCATAGCATCCATTAAACCGATACCAGGTCCGTTACCGTCTATAACAATTTCACGTGGATTATAAAGTTGAATTAATTTTTTAAGTCGTGGCGCTTGCTCTGTAATATAGTTAGCACCACTTATTACTTCAGTATAGACAACATTTTTCCTAAAACGCTATGTCCCGGGTAGTACCTTAATTACCATAATGGCGGTATTCGCGCTATATCTACCAACGTCGCATCCAATCAAATACCAGGCATCTGGATTCTATGGAGAGGCCGTAGCCTTACGCTCACATTTGAGTAAGCAGCGATGGCGGTTTAAACGACGTGAATCAAGCCAAGCATCGGCGCTATTACCGGTCCAAATTGATAAATTTTCACGAGCGAATGAATCTTCACTTACTGTGTTAGAATAACGCTGGTCTAACATAGTTTCTTTATCAATTAAGCCATAATGGAGAGGAATTTCATAGGAAAGACCCCAGCAGAAATAAGCGTTTGGCCGCAGTACGGCATTAACCGCAATTTCAATCAACCTCTAATACATATATACTGTTCTGTCTGATGCAGTTGTAATAAAGGTCTGTGGGGAAGAAGGTTCAGCTGGATTTAATGTTCCATCTGGTTCTAGACGTTTAACGTTTAATTGCGGCCATAGAACTTCAGTATATGCTTCTTCGCTTATTAGTGCACACTCTTCTAGGATAGCTGCTGTTGCACGAAGACCACGAGAAGTATCTTTTGATACTACTGTAATTTGACTACCATTTTTAAAATATAGTTCGTAGTAGTTGGTACTGGATTTAACACCTGTTTTACCATCATCTTGGCGCGTTGCCAGCTCTCTTTCAAGTAAAGGCCAATGTTGGAAGAATTGTGCGAACTTATCTTTCGCAATATTAATAACAGTACCTTTTACTTCGGAAGCAATCATGATAGAGGACTTTGGTAAAAGGACCGCGCGCACAAGCGCACATAGGTAAGCTGTGAAAGATTTTGATGTAGCACGGGTAGCTGTCCAAAAATGGTATCTATATCTCATTGATGCACGAAGCGCGACTCTCTGATAGGGTAATAGGTGAAAGTGTTTGGCATCTTCCGAACTTTGAATTGCATCCAAAAACAAATCCGGATACATAATCCATAAGTTCAAGTATTTCGTAAAAAGTTCTTGATTTGCATCAAGAAATTCACGCGTAAGTGTAACTCCTTTTTCAATAGGTATACCATCACGTGTTACAACTTCTCCAAACTCACTCATTCATATCTTCTCCTATATTCTAATACATTACTATTCCCCCTTTTCAGAATTTAATTCCTATAATAAGCTTGATTCACCCTCATAATCAATATCTGCCATTTCGTCAAAATCAACCTTTTCATTTTCAATTTGTTCAAGTCGCTCTGTCATATTATAGCGCGCACGTTTATCCTCAACTTGTTCCGCAAAATTCCCCTCATTCAATACCAATCTCTTAAGGTAATTTTGAATATTTTCCATCATAAAATCAATGGAATCTTGCGGCTCATTATGCCAGTTTGGATGCCAACCCTTCTTTCCATAATATACCATAAGTTCTCCAACGGATTCAAAGTCGGCCGCAGATTTCGCATTTGAAGCCTCAAAATGATACACTTTAATCATATCATCTCTTTGCTTCATTAGTTTGGAAACATCTACACCTGCGCGCATTCCTTCCTTAATATGTAACTCAATTTCGCAGAAATCGCGCGCAGCTTCCTATAGAATCGGTGTAGAAACATTTTGCGTAGCCACAATATTATTATAGAAGTTGTCAAGCCATAAAAGTTGTTCTGGTTTGTAGGCGCCTGACCAAGTTTTTCTCAATTTCTTAAGTTTGGCCTCACCAAGCATCTGAATCTCATCATCAATTGTACCCTCTTCACGCGCGAGGCGCCATCTTTCATTCTCATCAGCCCATCTTAATGGCTCGTAATGGTCATCATATAATAGGTTGAAGTAAGCGGACAATGTATGTTTTTCGTGTTGCGCGTAAAGCTGCGTCCATTTATTGAGGTCAAATGGGAGGTCTAACCAGCGCATTAGGCGGTCAACTTCACCCAAATTGTCCTATGGTACCAGCTTCTCCAAACATGGAGTGCAGAAGTAGCATTTGCCGCCAGGAAAGAACTTTGAGGGAGTATCTTGAAAGGCTTCAGCTGGAAGTTCCTGCTTACACTTGACGCAACGTCGGGTCTTTCTTTCGGAGGTCTCCGCCATTGTTAATCACCCCTCTTCTCATGCGACTAGCACGGTCACACTACTTACACGTATTTGATAACTTATCCTTATGAGCATTATTTCTACTAAAGAATATCGGATCCATTGGAAGAAGTTTGCCGCAATGGATACACTTTTTGCGCTATTCCATTGGTGTATCCTGTTCAAGGCGCAGCATTTTCGCGGTTTGTGCTATCTTTTTCGGCACCTCATTACTTACAATAGACACAAGATAGTTTGGAGAGTATTCAATAGCAAAATTTGCGCGCATTTCTTCCAAAATATCATCATATGCCATACCCTATTTTCTTAAATTGATGAGGAATAAGCGTAAGTCGCTAAAACCCGATAGGGATACGTAGCGGTCAAAATCCCACAATAGGGTGCGCCCATACGTATCAAGCTTATCGCGCATCGCATCATATAATACACAATAGTGATTGAGAAGAGCACGAACGTGTCTGAAGTTTTCCCAATCGAAGTGATGCTCACATACGACCCATTTTACCATACCATCTTCGCGCACTTCATAATCCTTAATGTCTTTGGATATGCGGCTGGTATATGAGTGATTGACACGGTATTCCCACTATTCTTTTGTAATCCAATAGAATGCATCTCCGGACCAATCATAGAATTGGGGTTTTGGGTGGTCCAAGTTCTAGAAATGTAAGGTGGGTTTTGCGCTATCCTTCAAGTAGTATTGGTGTTTGCGGATATCAATTAGGTTATGTTTAAGTTGATAAACGCGGTATGGGTCAGTCACCAATGTATCATTCTCATTGGGCGTAATCTTACCCTGCGCAATATCAAGCATCCTCTACCATCTATCAATAATCTCCCACTACTCTATCATTCCAGGTACATCGGAATCACCGGGGTCAATCATTTCACCCGTTTTCTTATCATACTTCGGTTTATTGATACAGGGTTTCGGGACTGTATATGAATCACGTTTGTAGGCCGATCGCAGCTATTGTTCGTCAAATCCTGGAACTTCCATCATCTCATCTAACGACTATACCTTATCATCTTTTGTTTTATAACTTTTATACCTTTTATCTTTATCAATTGTTTCGTTTCGCTGAATACTATTCTTACCATTTTCATCTTTTCCGTATAGGATGTATGAGGCCATCTACTCAAGTTCTGTTGGGCTTGGGTCTGTAGGTAAAGTATCTAAAATTTGTTGAACTGCGGCGAGGCGGTCTATATCACGAACTATATTAAAATCTAATGAGTATTTTTTTCTCATAGAATCGCCTCCTTTTTCTTCATTATATCATATGGGGTTTGGGTTTGTCAAGTATTTGAGTTTTATTTTTTGGGACAGAAAGTTCAAAAATAAAAAAGTTGGTGGAATGTGGGGAGCCGGCCGGCTTTTTCACGCGAAACTGCCCCATTATCCCAAAAGCTACCCCCGGGTGCTGGACCTGGGCTGCTTACGGCTGCCGGCTGCTGCCGTAAGCCGAAATTTCAATCTTTTTTACTCACATCGACGCGACGCAATTTCATCGCGCCCGCGGGCACTATTTCAAAATTGGAAGCGCCGACCCTCCCAAGAAATTTTGGTGCCCGCGGGTACTAGTTTTTTCGACACCCCCGCACAGGTATTTCATATTCATACTGGGGCGCCACTTTAACACGCTAAAGTGTTAAAGTTTTACACCCCATCGTTGCGGATTAAAATAATTCGCGCGAAATAGTTCGATACCGAACCGTCCGGGCGAGTTAGTCATGACTAACTCGTATCAAAGGTAAAAATAGTCCGTCCCAGTTAGTCATGACTAACTCGTCCGGTTTTTTTAGTTCGCATCGCGTAGCGCAATTTTTTTCGCCCACTAAACTAGTAGGTAAAAGGGTAGTGCGCGAAGGTCAAAGTCAGTCAAAGTCAAAGTGAAGGTCAAGTTGTACGTACAAATATTTTAGTGTCGCCGATGCAAAAGAAAAAAATCCTCACGCGAGGAATCCGTATCGCGTGAGGATTTTTTCATTGGTGAGTTCGGCGCCGTTCAGTTTGATCTGTACGTTCTCGCCGTTGATCACCGCGTCACCCGCGAGGAAGAAGGGGACGGAGTCCTTCACCCATTTGTCGGCGGTGAACATCTCGGTGATGATCTTCTCGAACATCTCGCCCTTGTTCCAGTGGGAGTCGTTCAGCAGATCCGCGGAGCCAATCAACAGAGCCTTGGGAAGCAGAGCCTTGAGGTCGGCGGAGTTGGCGCGGATCCGGATCTTCCGGAAGCCACCCTTGGCGGTGGAAGCGCGATCCATCTTGAAGTAGGTCGCGATCTCGTCGAAGGTCATTCCGGTCATCACGTAGAGCAGACCGGCGACAATGAAGCCGAAGTAATAAATGTGAGAAGCGGAGTTCTTGTTGTAGGCGGTGGTCATAGCGTTCGTCATGGTGGGGTACCTTCCTTTCCTCTTTCTGTAATCATTATAGACGATAACGCGCCGGTTGTCAAGCACTTTTTTCAGCAGATCAGAAAAAAGTTTTTGTACGTACAACTGATGGATACTGTATACAATCCTTTAGTGCTTTAGCGCGCTAAAGCGCGCCACTATAAATGTGCCGGTGCCACTTGGCACCGGTCTTGATGTGGTTCCGATATGTTCCTCGGAACAAGGGATTGAAGGGGAAGACCGCTTACCGGTTGAACCGGTAGACCCGACCACTTACGTGGTCTTCGATCTTGACGACCCGGTGGTCGTTATAGACCACGGAAAGCCAAGAGCGATCAAGGGTCGTGGTCTTGCCATCCTTGAAGTAGATGGTCAGCACCTAACCCATGTCCTCCTTCCTCCAGAGTCGGGAGCGTTTTCCTCCCGCTACAAGTATATTATCATATGCCGGTTTAAAAGTCAAGCACTTTTTTGAGCAAATCTAAAAAAACTTTTGTACGTACAACTTGTCGCAAGTTGTACCTCCGCGGGTGTACAACTTAAAAAAGGGCAGGTCCGCCGTGGGTCCGGGTCTTCTTTTGCTTCCTTCCATCTGTCTATATTATAGTCGATCTTCCGCCGGTTGTCAATACCTTTTAGAAAACTTTTTTTAGGGTCTTACTTCGTAAGACCCTTCAGTACTTCGACGATCTCGCAAGGTTCATAAGCGTTCTCGCCCCAGTTGTCGCGGTTCGGTTTCTCATCATCGAACAGGATACCGCCACCAGTTGCAACCCGCTTATCCGTGCCGTAGGCAACCACCTTGATCTCGTCCCAGTTCACACTCTTGAGGTGCTTGGCGAGCCATTCGCGCTTGGCGGTTGCTACCGCTTCGTTGTACCAGTTCTCAGCGTTCTTCGCGCCCCAAGAGATGATACCGATCTCGTGACCGTTCTTCTGAACCGCGTTCAGAAGGCGAGCAATCAGAGCGAGGTTCCCAATGCCTTTAGCGACCTCATAGGGGCGAGTGTCGCGCGCCATCAGCAGAGGGAGCCAATCAGTGACTCCGTAGAGGTCGGCGATCGTGCCGTCCATGTCGAACCAGATCTTCATCAGGGGTCACCTTCCTTTCCTACCTTTATTATACTCATTCCGGCGAAATTGTCAAGGGTTTTATACATTTTTCTAAAAAAAGTTTTCAGCACATGACCCATACATATACAGACAAGTTGTACGCATCAGAACGTACAACTTTTTCAAAATTCGCCAACAAGAGCGTCTGAGATTTTTCCCATCGACCGGCCTCCCGAGGGATTTTTCTTCAGCGCCTTAGAATGGCGAATCTTGAAGAAGTTGTACGTACAACTCGGAATCGTCCGCCATACTTTAGCATGCTAAAGTACTAAAGTGATGGAGCAAAAGAAGAGAGGGCTTTCGCCCTCTCTGTTATAGCGCCTTCGGTTAGGCTTTCTCAGCCTCTCCGAAGAACTTGTCGCGGATCCAGTGATCGCGGACACCCTCAGCCACTTTCTTGGTGGAGAAGGATGCCATCGTGTAATTACTACCATCGGCATTCTTCACGATAACGTACCATTCGCGACCGATCTTCTTAATAACCATCTTCTTCATTGCTTCGTCCTCCTCATCTCGGGGTCTTGCCCCTCTCTGTGACTATATATTATCATATGCCGGCACGTTTGTCAACACTTTTTTGAAAATTTTTTAAAAAAAATTTGGGCGAGTTACTCGCCCATGTACCAGTTTATCAGTTCCCAACCGCAATACCGAACCATAATGATCTCATCATCATACACCTTTTCGGTATCATTGTCTTCCATGATGAGGGCAACGCCATCACCTTCCGCATAGTCTTCACACCCTTCAAAGATGAAGGTGAAGCCGTTAAAGGTCTCAACCGTAACGGTATCTTCTTCATAGTTGACTTCGATCACGCGGGCGGTCTCGGGATACAGTTCAGCGGTTGCGACGCCACACAGGACAATAAGGGCGATGGTGATGGCGGTGGCGATGGCGATAATCTTTGTGTTCTTCATGGTGGTTACTTCCTTTCTCTCTTTCTGTGGTCAGTATAGCACAGGCTCAGCAGTTTGTCAACACTTTTTTCTCCCACGAGGGAGGAAGGCTTTTAGCCTTCCTCCTCCTCCGCGAGGAGTTCGAGGAGTTCCTCGTAGTCCTCTTCGTGGAGTTCGGGATTCATGTACCAGTTCATCATCTTGGGGTTCCTCCTCTCTCTTACTGTAGTCATTATAGCATAGGTCGCGCCGGTTGTCAACACTTTTTTAAAAGTTTTTGAAAAAAATTTTTTCCCGCATAGTTAGTCTTGACTAACTGATGCCCCTCCTCCACCATCCATATTATAACATAGTTATGTCAAGGTGCCAAGGGGTTTTGAAAATTTTTTTAAAAAAATAAGAAGGACTTTCGCCCTTCTTACCGTTCCACTGCTTCCCACCATCCATCGCGGTCGGTGCGGATGATGTACCGCTTGCCTTCGTATTCTTTACCATTGACAGTGACCTTCATCGGCCAACCATCGCGATCCGCGCGGGTTTCTTCCCAAGTGATATCCTTACCGTTGTTGTAAATCTCTTTCGCGCCGTTCTCCCAAGTGATGATTCCGAAGATCTTAGTCATTTTCTTTCTTCCTTTCCGGTTTGTTTGGGTTTTCCTTCCCTCTTTCTGTACTTAGTATATCATAGGTTAACCGGCTTGTCAATACTTTTTTGAAAATTTTTTCAAACTTTTTTCGACCGACCGGAAGTGCCTTACCACGGGCGCTTTCCGATAATGTCGATTTCCCAACCATACTTTTCAGCGAGAACTTTAATCTGATTCATTTCGTCAGCGGTGTTAATCCTCATGGTGTCGGTCTTGCCGTTCTTCTTCCAAATCCTTACGAACATCTTTCTTACTTCCTTTCTTTCGGAGGGCTTCTCCATCTCTCTGACTATATATTATCATATACCGGTTAGTTTGTCAAGGGTTTTTTAAAAATTTTTGAAAAAAATTTTTTTAATATAGGGGAGATGCTCCTTCTCACAGCACTCAACCGCATAACACAGCGCAATAATCGCAAAAGCCATATACTGTAATTCACGATATTTTTTCACACGGGCACGAATCAGAAAATGGTCATTCTTGATGTTCTTGCCATATTTTTCCATTTTGACCCGTACATAACTCTCAACAAGCCGACGTTCTGCCTGTGTAGCGTTAAGCATGACCAATGCTCCGAGCATCTGAAAATTTTTATCTTCAGCATGATGGGCGCGGATGTCTGTTTCACGCTTTTTCAATACCTGTTTTGTTTCTCCGATTTTCGGCATCAGATATTTTCCTTCAATTCCATTCTTTCCTACATAGAAGCAACTAAGCAGGTCACGTTCAGCTTTCATTGGTTCAATCTCCCTTCCTTTGATGATATAAGTATATCATGCTTTGTTCCGGTTGTCAACCCCTTTTTCAAATTTTTTTTAAAAAAATAATAGTTCGGTACCGAATTAAAAATTTGCCAATGAGAGCGTCTGAAAGGTGCGCCCATCGACCGGCCGGTCGATTGATTGCCGTTCAGCCCGTTAGAATGGCAAATTTCGCATCAATAGCCGGCCAGTCAAGTTAGTCATAACTAACTGGTTACATGAAAAGAAAAGAGGTTACGCAACCGCGTAACCTTCCTTCTTCAGTTCCTTAACCCGCGCGTTCAAGGCGGTTTTAGTCTTGAAGTATTCGCGGTTCTGGCAAGAACCATTGTAGCGGGTGGTCAGATAGTATCCTTTGGGCATGGTCACGATATCGAGAGTCTTCATAGTGGTTTTCCTTCCTTTCTTTCTTTCCGTCTTTCGACATTGTTATTGTATCATAGTTTCCGGGGTTTGTCAACACTTTTTGAAAACTTTTTTCTGTGAATCTTCACCCTTAACGGGTGAAGATTTTCACAGACTTAGCGTACCACGGCGCGGTAGTGATGACCTTCTTGACTTCCACGTAATGGTAGAAGCGAGTTGCGGCATAAGCCTTGAACATGGCGTCCTTCTCATCGTTCGTGGTGTAGATGGTTTTGGTGGCGGTAGCGACTTCGTACATTCTTCATTACTTCCTTTCCTTTGGGGTTTATCCCCTCTCTGTGACTATAATATACCACACCGGAACGTATATGTCAATTACAAAATCCTTAACTAATTGTTACAATTATATGAAGTTATTGTAATACTTTCGTAACATTTTCCAAGCCGGCCGGTTAAAATAGTTCGGTACCTAACTATTATAAATAAAAAGAGGGTGTTGCCCCTCTTAGTGAATGATCTCCTCCACACCCGCATAGCGGTAATTCTTTACGGAAAGTTTTGTGATTTTGATTTCACGCTCAGTGATTTTAAAGGTCTCGTCATCAAAGGTCTTTTCTACAACGCGTACCGCGGTATACCAGGCACTGCTATCCTCCCACAGATTCTCGGACAGTTCTTCATAACTCTTATCCGTATCTTCCCATTCATAGTCATGAGCCTCGCAATCGTGGGAAACGTACTTTTGAACGAAATTCTTGATAATCTTCATAATTCTTACTTCCTTTCTTCGAGTGGGTTTCTCCCTCTCTGTGATTATATAATAACACATACCGGCGAGAATGTCAAGCATTTTTTTGAAAAAAAATAAAAAAATTTTTGCTTGACATTCTACCGGAATCATGCTATAATATAACCATCAAGAGAAGGGAGCGAAAGCAAATGTACGAGAGCGATAAGGTAATCGGCACCGACGTCCGCGAGGCGATTAAATGGATTGACGCAAAAGACCTCTGGGATGAAGTGGTCGAAATTGAGAGCGATGGCACAGGAATCGTCACCAACGTGATTCACTAAGTGAATCACTTTTTTTATTTTTTTTCAAAAAGGTATTGACAAACCGCGCCGGTTATGTTATCATATAGTCAGAGGGAGGGAGGCAAAAGAAGATCCGGACCTACGGCGGAGATACAATTTTTTAAATTGTACGTACAACTACGTATAAACCGGCCGGCACACTTTAGCACGCTAAAGTGCTAAAGATGTCTAAATTGGTATACCAGATAAGACATTGTCTTATCTGGTCAGAGCCTTCAGAACTTTGATAATGTCGGCGGGTTCGTATGCTCCATCACCCCACGCTTTGCGGTTCGGCTCTTCGTCATCGAAGAGGATTCCACCGCCCGTGGCGGTTTTCTTATCCGTTCCGTAGGCAACCACTTTGATGTTGTTCCACTTGACGGAAGGGAAGTGTTTGCCGAGCCAAGCCCGCTTTGCGGTCTCAACCGCCTTGTGATAGGCGGGATTGTCAACCTTTGCGGTCCAAGAGATGATTCCAATCTCGCAACCGCTTGCCTGTGCCTTATTGAGAAGGCGGGCGATGTGGGCGGTGTTTCCAAGACCCTTCGCCTTTTCATAGGGGCGGGTCTCGCCCGCCTTGATGGACTCGAGCCATCCCGCGACCCCGTAGAAGTCGGCGATTGTGCCATCCATGTCGAACCAAATCCTTGTCATTTCCTTTACTCCCCCTTTCTGATTATATTATATCATATTTTTCCGGTTTGTCAATAGTTTTTACGCAATTTCATAAATTTCTTCTGTGCCATCATCATACACAATTTTTCCGAGCGTTTCATCCTCAGAAATATATTCTTCATAGCCAACGCCCATAACAGAAACTTCCTGTACAAAAATCCACTTGATTTCTGTCATTTCCTTCATCCCCTTTCTGATTATATTATACATAATCCCAACCGGAATACAATTGATTATATGGGAAAGTTTCCTACCAAATTATACATGCCGCAGCCGCCGGCTAAAAGTCAGGAAAGGTCAAACGAAATTTGCCATTCTAAGCGTCTGAAAATAAATCCATCGACCGGCCGGACGAACGATTATGCTTCAGCGCCTTAGAATCGAAAATTTCGTTAGGTACCTAACTATCATTGCCGGCCTGCGCAGGGCCCGCTTTAGCACACTAAAGGGCTAAAGCATCCACATATTAAATATGCCCTGGCAAGTGCCAGGGTCTTACTGGTGCCACCCTCGGGTGCCCTCCCCTCAGTGGCGTGGGCGCTTCCCTTCTGCCCGTGTGACCCGCTTCGCGCCTGACCGCGGGTCGTGGGCTTGGTATCCCATCGGAATCCCCTCCCTTCGATGGTTAAAGTATAGCACAGGTGCCGGGAAATGTCAAGCACTTTTTGAAAAAAAGTTTTTTCTTTTTTTTCTCAAAAAAGGGGTTGACATTCTCCCTATAGTATGATATCATTCTATCAGTGGGAGAGATAAGGCAACTCCTAAAGGGCGCCGAAAGGCGGGAGGTGGCCCACCAGAAAAAACAGCCTTCGGGGGTTGGACAGGTAAGACCGCAACCCCGCTTTTTCTTATTCAAATAGTTCGGTACCTAACGAAATTCCGCGCTACAGGCCGGATTCGTTTTGCCCATCGACCGGCCGGCCATTGGGTCGCGAAAAACCGGCCTGTAATCCAAAATTTCGTTAGGTACCGAAATATCATCCTGGCCAGGACGAGCCGGCCGGAAGGTCAAAGTCAGTCAAAGTCAAACTACCGGCCTGGTCAGTTAGTCATAACTAACTTGTACGTACAACTTTCATGGCCTGGCCCGGCACTTTAGTACGCTAAAGCGTTAAACCCACCTACCTAATAGGTGGGCGGGTGTGGCTGCCGCGGTACCTCGGCAGGCGAGGTACCTCATGTACCGAGGCAATACCTTTGATCAAATATAATCGGACCCAATATATTACAGAAGTATTACGAAACTATGTCAGCTGTCGGCTGCCGGCTGCCGAAAATCTTAACACTTTTGTAACACACTGTTGATACTTTTGTAACAAACTTAACAAAAAAGACATTGACAAGCGTATCCGGCGGGTGTATAATTAAGGCACAGAAAGGGAAAGGAGATTGACCACGATGACCATGACCGAAATGATGAACGCCTACAACGCCCGCAGTGCTTCCCACACCTACGCCCTCGGCTTCGTGTGCGGTGGCAAGCTCTACGCTCAGAAGCTGAGCTTCGCTGAGCTGAGCAAGTACTTCAAGCTCGACCGTGCGAGCTCCAAGCGGGGCGGGTTCGCCAAGATTCGCATCAAGCTGAGTTCCGCTCAGCGTGCGGAGCTGAGCCAGACCGCTGAAGTCCTCGGAGCTGAGTCCCTGCTGATGAAGGACACCGCCCACAACAAGGGCGAGAACTTCGAGCGGGAGCTGACCGAGCGGTGGACTTCCGAGACCTGGGTCAAGGATTCCGTTCCCTTCTGGGTCGCGGGTGATATCCGGGTCGATGGGGTCGAGATTCAGGTCAAGCTTGACGGCGCGGAGCTGACCAACGAAAAGCTCCTCTCCCGCCTCGCCTAAGGGCGAGCGGGAGAAAGCCCAAAAAACTTGTGCTTGACAAGCTACCGGAACTATGATATACTAACTACGGAAAGAGAAGAAAGGAGCTACTAACATGACATTCCTCGTTTGCTACCACGGCGAAAGCTACCACCTTGACATTGAGACCCTTGACGAACTCCAGGCTCTCGCTGACCAGTACGGATGGGTCAAACTCGACATCGACTTCAAACAGATGGTTATTACCATCCACTAAGGGGGCATAGAAAATGGTTGTGTTTGCTTACATCCTCGGCTTCGGTTACATCGGCTTCCTATTCTGGCTTGTCACCCGCGAGCCGTAAGGAAAGTTAGTCCAGACTAACCGGAGTCTGGCCGGCCAGATGAAATTGTTACAATTCTGTTAACTTTCAAAAAAAAGGATTGACAGGCTGACCCGGTGGGTGTATAATTAGGGCACAGAAGAGGAAAGGAAGGTAACCCAAGATGACTCGCAACGAAATGATTAACCGCTACAACGCTCTCTCCGCCGCCACCGCCTATATTATCGGCTTCGTCCTCGGCGGTATGGTGTACTACACCATGTCCGCCCACATTGCGGACGAGTTCCTCAAGCTTGACCGCATGAGCTCCAAGCGGGGCGGATGGGCAAAAATCCGTGTGAAGCTGACTTCAGTTGACCGCAAGGCTCTCGTAGCGCGCGGCAAAGCTGTGCTCCTCGGCTCGGCTGCTCTTCTCCTCGATGAGAAGTACAACAAGGGCGAGTGCTTCGAAAAGGTTATCACCGAAACCCTCACAGGTGAAACGTGGGTGAAAGACTCCGTACCCTTCAACGTAGCGGGTGATATCACCCTCAACGGAGAACAGGTACAGATTAAGTTTGACGGAGCGGAACTCACGAACGAGAAAACCCTCATGCGGATCGGAGCATGAGGGTTGACTCAAAATTAAAATTGTGGTATAATGTAGTAGAGGTGAGAGAGATGACTACAGAAAAAGCGATTATGGGTATGGGTTTTGTTGCCGTTTGTATTTCATTCTTTTGGTTTCTGTGTGTAGGTGATCTTTATCCTGTATGGATAATTGGCGGTTTGATTGCTATTGGCATTGGTTGGTTCTTCTCTGAAGATTAACTGATGATGAGAAAAACCCGCATTCGTTTTAGTATAGTATATATAGAAAGAGAAAGGAAGGTATCTTGTATGGGTTACTTTGATGACTGGTTTGAAGGCGAAATGAATCTTGACATTGATGAACTGTCTTTTGGTGATAGGATTCCTGACCCTCTTGATGGTGACACCGCAACCGATTCCTCTTTTGAGGAAGATTACTACGAAAACATCAACCGCTATTGGTTCAACACCGACCCCCACATTCGTCAGTACCTTGACGAATGACGCGAGCGGGCCGGCCCGCCAAAATTGTAATACTTTTGTAACAAAAATATACTTGATTTCGTAACAACTTTCTGCTATAATTAAACCATCGAAAGGGAGGTTGAGAGAATGACCCGCACCTACAAGAAGTCCGCAAGCTACCCGCACCCCACGAACTACCCGCACCACAACCGCCACACGAATCACCGCGGACTGCGCAAGCGGATGGACAGGCGCGACCGCCGTCGCCTCAACCGCTTCGAAATTTGTGCTTGACAAGCGGTCATCAATATGATATAATTAGTATGTAAGGAATGAAAGGAGATTTGAAAGATGGACGATTTTGAACTGTACGATGGCGATTACGAGTATGAGGATGGCGAATATCTCGACTGCGAAGAGTGCGAGGACTATCCTGATGATTACTGGTACGAGGATCAGGATGCCCTCGAAATGGGATTTGACCCCTACATGGGTTATTACTCTGATGATTGCTAAGGAGGATTTGAAAATGAAAACTGTTATTGCTTGCCGTTGTCCTCTGTGCGGGAAAATTTCCCAAATCCTCTGCGAAGAAAGCGCGTGGGATGCCTACGAAGCGGGCGCTCTCGCACAGGAAGCCTTCGCGGACATGAACGTTTTCGAGCGTGAAACCATCATCTCTGGTATGTGCGAAGATTGTCAGATGACATTCTTTGAAGAAGAGGATGAGGATTGCGATGGGGAGTGCGATATCTGTTTTGATTTTGACTGCCCCTCCAATGCCTCCTATTTCGACCCGCGCGATGAAGAGTAGACTTTGGTCTACTTTCGCGGGCCGGCCAATTTCATTTTTATTTTATTACTATAGTATATGAGAAAACGGGCCGGCCCGCTCTCCCAAAACTTAACAGAATTGTAATAAATTTATACTTGATTTTGTAACAAATCTATGTTATTATAATAATGTCGAAAGGGACAGAAGAAAGGAAGGAAACGAAAATGATTATCAAGTTCACTGACCACAAGTACGCACAGGCTCACATGGAACCCATTCACAACGGTCTTGCCCTGTATAGCTATACTACAAAGGTAGCCGAAGTCCGTGATGGCTGGCTCCGTATCTTCGGTCTGTATTCCATGACCACTCGCCGCCATATCGGATGGTTTATGCGGGAGCTGGGCAAGGACTACCAGCTGGCAAAGAAACTGTACGAAGATTACATGATGATGAACATTTACACGGGAGAGGTGAAGAGTGTATGAGCGAGCTGGAGAAACTGATGAAAGAATATGCGGATGTACTCCACCGCATGAAGGAAGAAGATGACCGCTTTGATGTTCGGCGTCTCGCTCATGAGTATTGGAATTGGGGCATCATGCCACCCGCCGAATACTACTATAATGTGGGTGAATATATTAAATGCCATCCCGAAGAGTTCAAGGGTGCGGGTCCGCAGTGACCCGCCCCGTGCCGGCTAATTTCATTTTAGCCGGCCCGCAATTTAACACAATTGTAACACTTTCGTTCTTTTCCTGTAACATATTTATGGTATAATAATATTGTTCCAAGGGGAGAGAGATGCGGAAATGCCCAACACGCTATCAGCAAGTGCTCGAAAAAAAATCAAGCGAAATGGAAAAACCCCTTGACAAACCCCACAAAGTGTGGTACAATAACAATGTCGGAAGGGGAGAGGGACTCCCACCGAAAGAACTGCGGTTGACGGACTAACCCACCTATGAGCCTGTGAAGTACAGACAGGGCAACCGCAGAACGAAAAAAACTTTGAAAAAAGTTTCAAAAAACCCTTGACATTCACACAGAAATGTGATAGAATGAATATGAAAAGAGAGGAAGGAAAACCTCACAAACCAGAAAGGTAATCACCATGAAGAAAGCCACCATGAACACCATCCTGTCCCTCATCGCCAACATCGACACTCCCGAAGCTGAAACTGCTCGTGCTGAGCTGACCGCTGAGCTGAACAAGGGAGCTGAGGAGAAGGCTCGGAACGCTGAGCTGTACGAGTCCGCTAAGGAAGTCGTTATGGCGGAGCTGTCCACCACGGACGAAGCTGTCACCATCAGCGAGCTGTACGATGCGGTTGCTGACAAGCTCCCCGAAGGCATGACCAAGGGCAAGCTCCAGTATGCTGTGACTCGCCTGTGGGTTGGCGATGGCATCGCCAAGGTCGAGGGTAAGGTTAACACCTACCGCAAGGCGTAAGCCTTGCACCCTCTGCCCCTCCTGTAGGAGGGGCTTTACCTTGCACCCAAGTTAGTTACGGCTAACCGCGCCGGCACATTTCATTTTCAGCCGGCCCGTAACAAAATTGTAATAATTTTTTTCTTGACAAATCCCAAAACTATGGTATAATAATAGTGAAAGTGAGGTATGAAGTATGAAGATGAGAAACATGATTATGGACACAAGCGACCTTTCCTTTGAGGAACTGGATGCCCTTATTCAACAGTTGAGGAAAGCACGTGAGCGCAAAGGTGAAGCACGCGCACGGTATCAGAACTTCTCCACAATGATTGAGAACATGAAGGAAGATAACCTTGTGTTCTGTAGTCGGCATACTGGCGAAGTTTTAAATCCCAATGATTGGGTTGTATATGATAATCTTGCTCATTGCGCCTATCCCGAAAAGGAGGAGGAATAATATAAGCGCTCCCGCTTAATTGGGCCGGCCGCCGTCATGTCATATTTGGGAAAAAACTTTCCCATATTACTAATTGTTTTTCCGCACAAATCTGATATAATATAATTGTTCCAAGGGAATGACTTCCCCCTAAGTAGCGGTAGGACAGATACCAAGGTGCCAATGGTAGAACGGAAACTAGCCAACAGGAAAGCGGGTCTCCTTGTGAAAAGTGGTGCTGACGAGTGCCCAGGTTTTGTCCCTGTACCTATTAAAGCAGGGGCATTTTTACACCCAATCAGTTAGTCAACACTAACTTAGCCGGCCCGCCGATTTAATAATTTTGTAACAATTTTGTGCTTGACTTTTAACATATTTTCCTATATAATATAGGTACAGAGAGAGGAAAGGAAGGTACGAACGATGAGAACGATTTGGTGGGACATGGATGGCACGATTGCTAACCTCTATGCGGTTGATAATTGGCTTCCGAAATTACAGGCAGAAGATGCTTCTCCCTACACAGAAGCTGGGGTTATGTGGAATATGAGTCAGCTGGCTCGACTGATGAATCAGGTTCAGCTGATGGGATACAAGCTGGGCATTATCAGCTGGAAGGCTCGGAACTGCTCCGAAGCGTATGGCGATGCGATTACCAAAGCAAAGCTGGGCTGGCTTAAGAAGCACCTTGCGAGTGTGAGCTGGGATAACATCTGCGTGGTAAGTCACGGAACTCCGAAAAGCCTTGTGATGCAAACCGAAGATGATATCCTGTTCGATGATGAAGAACGGAACAGGAATGAGTGGCTCGGTGAAGCCTACGAACCCGATATGATGATTAAGGTGCTGAAAGCACTGCTTGGGAGGTGTTGGTAATGGTTGTGATTAAAGACTTAAAAGAGACACCTAAAAATTGTTTGCAATGCCCTTGTTATCATTCAGCAACTATGGATGGACCGCCTTATTGTTCTATTAAAGTATTGCTCACGCATGATTATTTTGATTCCCTTCCTAATATATATGAATGTCCTTTAGAAGAAGTTAGCGCAAGCTAACTTCGCGCCGGCCAGCCAGTTGTACGTACAATTTTGTATACAGTATTCTTATAAAAAATTATTGACAAATTTCAAATTTTATGATATAATATATGTAGAGGTTGAGGGAGGGAAGAAAAATTTCCTCTAACCCAACCCCTTGACAAATGCCAAATGTTATGATATAATGTGTGTGTAAAAAGGAAAGGAGAAATGCCCTATGACGAAAGCCCAGTTGGAAAATGCTCTGCGTAACAAGTTCCTCGCCTTTGTATCCGATACTATTTCTCAGGAAATGGAAACCGATGTGCTTCCTGTGAGCGCAAGCGAACTCGCTATCCCTTGCCTTGACGAAGAGGGTAACGAAAAGTTCGTACTGATTAAGGTCAGTATTCCCCGTGGTACTCGCAACGGACAGGGTGGTTATGACCCCTACGATGGCTATTATCTTGCTGAACAGTATGCACAGGAATTGAAAGATAAAGCCGATTACAAAGCGCAAAAAAATGCCGAAAAACAGGCGAAAATTGCACGGGATGAGAAGAAACGTGCCGAAAAGAAAGCACTCGCCGAAGCAAATAAGAATTTGAAAGAGTTGAGGAAAATCAAGGTCACTCCCGAAGCGGAGTGACCCTATTTCATTTTCATACGGCAACACTTTAGCGTATGAAAGCGGGCCGGCACAAAATCCCAAAAATCTTGTGCTTGACATTTTAGATTTTTTACTATATAATAAGTATGTAAGAAAGAGGAAGGATACCTCCCAAACCGAAAGGATTTAAAAATGGAAGCTACCAAATACGAAATGACTTATGAGATTGCCAAGTGTGCTAAAAAGGCTACCTCCGAAGTTGAAAAGGTTGTCAATACTTTGAAAGGTGTAGATCGTCCAATCTCCTGTAAAGAATTGGGAGAACTGATTTATGGTGATGAGTATAAACGTACTACTGTGGGTGGCAGTTATAATGAACTGGGGCATGATGAGTTTTGGCGGCGTCAGCGTATGAACGATCATGCTCGTGAACTGACTGCTCGTATCAGTCAAGTGCTTCGTCATATGGCGCGTGAAGGATTTGTCAAAATTACCGAAAGCAAACCCGAGCCTTACACCTACGAAACCGAAGAATGGATAACCCTTGATGAGAATAATGAACCCGAAACGATTGTAGTTTGGGATGCTAAAGGTAATCAGTATGATATGCCGAACCCCAAATATAACATACGTTGCAGGCATCATGGCGAATATCGTAAGGTACAGAAAACCGTAACCAAGACCATTCGTCTGTACTATTGGGTGAAGGACTAATGTCCTTCGCCCTTGGGCGCCGGCCCGCAAATTTAACACTTTTGTAACAATTTTTGTATTGACATTCTCCCAATATATGGTATACTATATATGAAAGTTGAAGGAAAACAACCCAAACCGAAAGGAATAGTTATATGGAAAAAGCACTCTACATGGTCTACGATACCGAGGTATGTAACTGCCCCAAAATTGATGGGCAGTTGGATGTCGCAAATGGTCAGGTTTATGACCTTGGAATACAAATCGTAGATAAAGATGGTTACGTTTACGATGAGTATTCTATCGTGAATGGTGATGTATTCTGGGGTATGCCCGAAGCAATGAAAGAAGCATACTTTACGGATAAACGCCCCCAATATGTTGCGGATATTCTCGCGGGTAAACGCAAGGTATTGAACACTTGGCAGATTTATAAATTAGTGCGTAACCTTTGCGAAGAATATAATATCAAGGCTTGCGTTGCTCACAATGCGAGGTTTGATGTGAAGGCACTCAATGCGACTATGCGTTATCAGACAAAGAGTCGTTGCCGTTGGTTCTTCCCCTATGAGATGCCCATGTGGGATACAATGAAGATGGCGAATGACACTATCTGTAAGCAGAAACGTTACAAGGAGTTTTGCGAAGAGAATGGTTACATGACTAACCACGCAACCCCTCAAGTACGCAAGACAGCCGAAATCATTTGGCGGTATCTGACCGATGATGTAACCTTTGAAGAGGAACACACGGGGCTTGCGGATGTTGAGATTGAAGCACAGATTTTTGCCGAGTGTATCCGTCAGCACAAGAAAATGGAAAAAATGGCAGAGTTGGACGAGGGAGATGTGTAACATCTCCCTCTTCATGTAACCCTCGCCATGTAACCGCGCCGGCCCGCAGATTTAACATAATTGTAACAATTTTGTACTTGATTCGTAACACGATTTCTGTTATAATAAGAGCGTGGAAAGGAAGGTATTGAGTATGAGAAATTACATTGAGAGAGCAAAGGATTTCGTAGAGCAGATTTTCCCCTATATTAACGAGTGCCATAACCCGTGGGATGCCCGTCAGCATATACTTATGTTCAACGCAGACTTTACTCGTGCGGTACAGGTACGTAGTGGTCTTTCTCGTATTGCCCTTATAACTTCCGACTATGTAGTCAAATTTGACTATGACCCCGAAGAAGTCAAGAGCATCGGCGGTTGTGATAATGAAATAGCGGTATATGATATGGCACAGCGTGAAGGGTTCGCCTATCTGTTCGCACAAATTACCCCCTTCAATTATAACAAGCGGTGGTTTTATATCATGCCTCGCATCCGTGGCATTGGTAGCGGTGACCGCTATGCGGAAGATTATATGACTCCCGCCGAAAAGGATTTTTGCCGCAGGCATCGCATCACAGACCTTCACACGGAAAACTATGGTTTCCGCAAGGGTCATGTGTGTATTGTAGACTATGCGTGTAATCTTGACTATGCCAGTTCCAGTGAGTACGATTGCTATTATGACAATCGCACCTCGCCTTCCTCTTTCTAATTTCATTTCCTTTCCTCAGTGGGACAGATTTGTCCCACTCTGGCCGGCGCATTCCTAAAACTAGCCGGCCCGCCGATTGTATACAGTATTCTTCAAATTTAGGGGTTGACTCCAAGCAAAAATTCTGCTATAATATAATTGTTCCGAGGGGAGAGGAAAACGGAACGAGGCCTCCGATAAGTCATTCGGAGTAAGGCATCCTCACAGACAACCTCACTTGCAAGTCCCCAAAGAACAAAAGTTTGAAAAAGTTTTGAAAAACCCCTTGACAAACACCAAAATCCATGATATACTAAATACGAACAAAGGGAACGACACCCTACAAACGAGAAAGGAATTACCACTATGAAGAAAGCCACTATGAAGTCCATCGTTAACTACATCGACACCAATGCCATCACCGAACTCGCCGATGTGCGTGCTGAGATTGTCGCTGAACTGGCGAAGGATGAAGCCAAAGCGCAGGCGAATCGTGACCTGTACGCCGAAGCGACTCCGATTGTTCTCGGCGCTCTGTCCGATACCCCCGTGACCATTGGCGAACTGTATGACGAGATTGCCAACGAACTGCCCGAAGGCTTCACCAAGGGCAAGGTTCAGTACCTCATCACTCGGGTGCTGACCGATAAGGTCACCAAGATTGAGGGCAAGGTTAACACCTACACCCTCAAGGCTTAATAGCCATAGCATCCACGGAACGTAAGTTGAGGTGTAAACGTAAGTCACCCTTTCCGTGGGTGCTTTTCTTTTACTCCAATACTTTAGCACTTTAGTGCGATGAAGCGGGCCGGCACATAACAGAAATTTAACAATTTAGTGCTTGACTTGTAATATATTCTATGCTATAATAAGTGTGTAAGAAAGGAGAGGTACTATGGAAGAACTCTTAAAGTTTCTGGCAGAAGTAATTAAAAACTCACGCAAATGTTCTCATTGTATTTTTAACCACGATGGTCAATGTTTCTTTGCATATGAGTGTATCAAAAACGATTGGTCATTCTATGATGAAGGAGTAGATTAAATGAACGTATACATGAAGAATGAACTCGGACAGCAGACAGTTCGTTATTTGCCTTTCTTCAAGGCAATCGGATTGCGGTTGTATGTGTTCGCAAGGTATCCCAAAGCAGAAAGACCGATTGTGAGGTTTGTGATATGACAGTAAAGCGCATGAGAGAACTTCTTAACCATCTTCCCGATAATGCCGAAATTATTTATTGGGATGGTGACAATGGCGGTTGGACATGGTTCAACGACATTGAATATACTGAAAAACTTGATGTTTCTGGCTATGGGCGAGAAAAGAAATATCAATACGGAAAATTTGTAAAGTTGGAGGATTAATATGACAGTATATATGTGTAAAGTTTATGATGGCAACCTCGGTGATTGGGTAGATATTGGCGTATTCTCTACCTGCGCTAAAGCCATGGAGGCAGGCTCACGCTATATCATGGAGGCATGCGAAGATGTGAGTTTGCTTGATTGGGAATATGACGCAAACGTTTGTACGGATTGGTATCAGGGCGCGAGTAAGGGCATCTTTACTCGTTCTGTAACCGAAACCGAAATAGACCGAAGTCTATAATCGGCCGGCCCGCGAATTGTACGTACAACAATGTATACAGTATTCCTCAAAATAATGCTTGACTTTTAGTAAAATTTCTGATATACTATAATTGTTCCAAGAGGGGAAGAGCATGGCGGGTAAAACAAGTCCCGCTCCACCCGCTGACGAGCGGGATGTGAAACTAAAAAATAAAAAAAGTTTCACGAAACCTCTTGACAACAAGCAAATCCTATGCTATAATAAGGATGTTCCAAGGGGATGAGGGAAACAAGAAATCCTCTCCCCAAGGAAAAAAACACTTGACATCTTCCACAAAATGTGGTAAGATATATATGAAAAGGAGAACGACACTCCCCAAACGAGAAAGGCTAACCCCTATGAAGAAAGCTTCCCTGTCCGCCATTTACTCCGCTCTGAAGGGCATCGACTTTGACTCCGAGATTCTCGCCGAGGTTGAGAAGGAACTCAACAAGGGCGAGGCTCAGAAGGCGAAGAACGCCGAAGCCTATGAAGCCATGCACGATGTCATCGTGGGCGCTCTGTCTGACACTCCTGTGACTTGCGCCGAACTGTTCGAGTCCATCGAGGACGAACTGCCTGAAGGTGCGACCAAGGGCAAGGTGCAGTACGCACTGACCCATCTGTGGGCTGACGAGATCGTGAAGATTGAAGGCAAGCCCAATACTTATCGGAAGGCGTAAGCCTTCCGTGGGTGGCAGAAGCCCTTTGGCAGTAGCCCAGTTCTGCCTTAACAAAAAAGAGAAACTGCCCACCACGAGGATTTCCAAGGGGTCTTTCAGTGTGGTTAAACAACATAAGCCCCTCTCCAACATTACCTAACCCCTTTCCTTTCCTTCCTTCGCCTACCGCCTAGCGGTAGGCACTTTCTTTTCCTAAAAGTTAGTCACGGCTAACTGGCCGGCCAGCAAAATTTGTATGTACAAATTTTCAAAAATTAAATTTTAAAATTTGCTTGACAAAACTCAAATTATAGTATATAATTTATATAGAAACAGAAAGGAAGGGTGATTTGAGATGGCGAAGATTAGCAAGACAGTAGTTGATAAGAAACTGCGTGAAGATGTGTTTGATGACATTTTCAATTCCGAAGGTGGTGTCCTTTATGATTGGAAGAAAATCAACGATAGGCAGTATGGCGTTCTGTTGATTGACCTTAATGGACATCAGCGGTATGTTCGTATTAGTGCTATTGTTGCCGAAGAGCGTGAGGATATGACCGCAGAGGAACTGATGCAGTCCGAGATTGAAACCTACAATCAGAAACAGGCAGACAAGGCAGAAAAAGCCAAAAAGAAGGAAGCCAAAATCGCGAGGGACAAGGCTCGGCGTGAAGCCGAAGCCAAAGCGAAAGAAGGCGAAGCCAATGCGTGAGTATTGGATTGAGTTCCACGGCTATTGTGTAGTACAGGCAGATGATAGGGAATCCGCAGAATGGAAATTCTATGATGAAATCATGCCTCCTGCTAGTAGTGAAGCTTATAACTGCTGTTACAAAGCAGATAAGATTGAAATGATAGAACCCATGTGCGTACAACTTTCCATGTTTGAATGAGTTGTACGCACAACTCGCCGGCGCAAATTTCCTGTTGACATTCCTATTCTTTTATGCTATAATAAGTACGAAAGGAAGGGATACCATGACGAAAGTACAGGTTATTCGGCAGTTTGTCAATGCCATCGCACATAAGCGAGTCATCATCGCAAGAGAACGTGATGATTGGGGTATCAATGTAAATCAGACTATTTCTCGTCTGATTCTCCCCAAAGATTTAAATAAGAATGACGAAACGGATAAAATGTTCCGTAAAGACTTCATTCGGCGGTATCCTTCCGCACGCGGATTTGCCAATGTAACCCTTTCCGTTCTTCATGAGTTGGGGCATCACTTCACACGTGAGATATATCTCAACGCAGACAAGGTTGAAGGAGATACAATGGAAGAACATCTAACCCTTCCTTCTGAAGTAGTAGCAACAGATTGGGCAATCGCATGGTTACAAGACCCAATCAACCGCAAGACCGCAAAAGCATTTGAAAAAGAGTATAGGAGTGCCAAATGAAAAAGTTCTTTTACATCAACGAGCCGTACCGCTTTGAATGGAACGATTTACGTGCCCTTCTACAGGTTGTAAACCTTGTGCTTATCCTTACCTTCGGTGTGCATATGGCGTGGATAGGATTAGCACTCGCAGTATTCGGTGTATGTAAAGACCTCTCGCAGAAACGTCATATCAATGACTTAGTACTTCACCTCTCCAGTACTATACTCAATATCTACTTGCTCACTTTACCGTGCTAAAGTGAGCCGGCCCGCACATTTAACAGAATTGTAATAATTTAGTAGTTGACTTGTAACACAATATCTGATATAATAAGAGTGTCGAAAGGAGAGGAAAGAAATGGCGAAGCAAAAGAAAGTCAAGACCAACGTAGAAATCTTTATGGGGATGCGGAAATCTTGGGGTGATGTAAATCCCGTGACCCGTGTAATCCCTGACAAGCGGTTTAAGAAACCGAAATATAAGGAAAAGGAGTGGGACTAATGTATATCTACATTGTGAAGTCTACTGAACTTCTTAATTACATTGGTCATGGCTTATATAATGAAGCCGAATATGAACATGGAATTTATCCCACACATGAACAGGCAAAACAAAGAGTGAAAGAACTCCATGATGAAGATGGAATTGAAGCAGAAATTGAAAGTAGGTGGATTGAGTAATGATTGTCAAGAAAGACTTTAAATGCCCCAAATGCGGTGGTCAGTTAGAAATGATTGAACACTATGACCACTACGATGGTTGGGAACTGTTTCAGGAACAGAACTATGAGTGCATGGGATGCCATCGTTATGTAACTCAACTGCGTGTATGGTACAAGATGACTGCCTACGAATGGGCAAGTGACGATGAAGGAGATGAAGAGTAATGGATAACACTGAAAACTTTGACATTTACCCCAAATGCCCGCATTGCCATTGTGAGATTGAATATGGTGACGAACTCAGTAATGACTATGATGATGCTTACTATTTTGTAAATTGGTCAGGCTTTTGTCCCCAATGTCAGCGTACTTTTACCTTTGTCGAAGATTTTAAACTCGTAGGAAGGCGGTTTCTGGATGAAGAAAATCCTAATTAAGCGTCTCGTCTATATTTGCGGGCGCACTGGTGAAGAATTTATTGGGGCCAATGAGTATGATGGACATCTGACCGATGCTAATATCCTTGGCTCAATTCATGAAGTAGGCAAAACCGCATGGATTGGACAAGCACTTTGGCTTTTGCGCGATGGCGTCCCTACCTATAGGATTACTGTTTTCCCTTTCTATCAGTATCAAAAACATTGGTATGAACTCCTATTAGATGCGGTTAGACGCATCTAATCGGGCCGGCTTATGCCGGCTTATTTTTTTATATTCTGGCCGGCCCGCCCACCATGCACTACTCCCCCAGTATATCATACCACGCCCAGCCCGCAAAGTCAAGTTACAATTCTATTACATTTTTGTAACACTTTTGTAACAATTACGTAATACCGTGGGAGCCTTATCCCATAAGGCCCCTAGCATGTCAAGTATGTATACAGTATACAATCGCGTAGGAGCTGGATAAGCTGGGAGCTGGGAGCTGGGACCGGCCCGCCTTATATTACAATACACCGGCCAGCTGGGAGCTAGCTGGGACTGGCCAGCTGTAACATAGCCGGCCTGGAAAATAAAATAGCTGGCCAGCTGGGGCAAACATATATATAAGCTGGGACCGAGCCAAAGCTGCGTCAGCGCCCCGAGATTTCATTCAAAATTTTTTAGATGTATAAATGTTCGGATACCCCTCTCGCAAAATTAAACGCACCAATTTTTGGCCCGCTCCGAGCTGCGCTATCCGGCCCAAAATCGGGAGCATCAGAGCTGGGCGCAGGCCGATGTTCCGTCGTCGTGATTTTTAGGAGCAAATTCCAGAAAATCCAAAAAAATTTTTGAAAAAATTTTTTTCAAATATTTGACTTAATATAAAATTTCATGTATAATAGTAGTGTAAGGAGGAGAGAGATATGAGACACGTATATGTAGTTGTCGGAGAGCTGGAAAATGGCGTCGTTGATGATTATTACGCAGTATGCGGCAGCACCAAGCGCGCGGATGAACTGTGCTTGGAAGCTGAAAAAGAATGCCCTGAGCTACATTATACTTGGTATGCTAGTGTAGAAGGAGATGATTGATATGGAAACCCGTACCTACTATTTTCCATATAACCGCATTGGTCGATATATCTTGAACTACTTAATCGCGCGTGTAGGCTGTTCCGTCGGTAATATCCGTAGAGTGGCTGAAACAATGGCAGTATCTATTACCGCGCCCAAGCGCGATGTCGTAAAGGTTGAGCGCATTCTCCAAATGTATAACCTTATTTAATCTAACATTTGACTAAAGTCAAAAGTTAGAGTATAATAGTTATAGTAAGGAAGAGAAATCAACCTGAAAAGCAGAACTTAATACTTGACTTCAAGTAAAATTTCTGCTATAATAGTTACAGAAAGAGGGCAAGAGCCCCTTCAAGGCAGAGTGAAACTGCTTATAAAGATTCACGTGGCTCTGCCAATGTTAAAGCAGGGAAATAAATTTTGACAGTTAGCGGTCTGTCGTAAATTACAAAACCGTGTGTAAAAGGAGGATTTATGAATAAGAATGATGTCCTGTCCGTTATCCTGGGTGTTGAAGGCGCTACTATGTGCCGTCAGAACAAGACCAACTTCATCGCCATTCCTACCGAGGATGGTATCGTGAAGGTTTCTATTGGTACCGCTCTTGCGGAAGATACCAAGAACCACAAGGCTTTCAACTTTGAAGCTGCGAAGGAAGCCTATAAGGCTTGGGAAGCTGAAGGCGCCCTGCGTGCCGCTGAGCGCGCTAATAAGCCTGTAAAGGTTAAGGGTCCCAACCCTGAAGCTGAAGCTCGCCGTCAGGCTCTGGACAACCAGATTGCTGGTCTGCCCGTATTCACCGACTATACTGCCACTGATATTCTGAATGCGCTGGGCGACAGCGTTGCCGAGAATGTCACCGTTATGGCGGTCGGTTCCAGCGCGATGCGCCTGGTCGAAAAGGGTATTCTCACCATGACCATGGATGAGAAGAAGAAAAAGCATTATACCAAAGGCTAATTTCTCGGGGCGGCGATGCCCCTCTTTTTTTTTACCTTTTTTTGCGATTGTATACAGTATCCTGTATACAATTTTATTTATATAAAAAAAACGAGCCACGCAACCAACACGTTACGTGGCTCAACCCCAAGTGTAAGGAGAGGGAAGTGGGCGAGGAACGGTTAAATCCTTTTTTTTATCTTCCCCCCTCCTTACAATATAATTATAGCAGAAATTTCAAAAAAAGTCAAATATTTATTTTTAATGTTTTGCTCATTTTTTATAGCGAGTCAGATATTGGAAAATTTTGGATGCGGCGGAATGACGCGCTAGCGAACTGGCCAGCTGGAGGTGTCAAATAATTTGACATAAAATTTATTACAGCTAACACTTGACTTTTTATAACTTTGTATGTTAAAATATAAATGGAAATAAAAAATAAAAGAAATAAAAATTTTAAGAAAAAATTTATTAAAAAATTTTAAAAAATTATTAAAAATAAATACTTGACAAGCTGTTGAAAATGTGCGCAGACACCCCAAAATTACCTCTCCCTTTGAAAAATAAGGCGATTCATTACTTGATAATAGTTCGTCGCACTTTTAACCAGCCCCTCTACAGTTGGAATTTCATTTTCATTTCCTTTCTTTTTCTATATTAAAATGTATAGAAGTTGAAATCCCAAAACTACCACTTGTCACCAGCATTAGAAAAAAAATTTTATTAGGGAGAGAATTAAAATGGCATTTATTATTGATACATACGATAAATATGATAGTTGGGATAGATAGCACGCCCGCAAAATTTTTGAGATAAACGGTGTAATATATGCGGTGAAAGAGGTAATTTTATTTTGGGGCCAGCCTCAACTACCTCTAAGAGTAGACCGTGATACAAATCCGGAAACCTACCGCCTCTACCCTACATTAAATGATGCATTGGAATTTGTCAAGTATATGCGTAAAATGAATAAGTAATTGACTTTTTTGAAAATTATGTTATAATAGAGGTAGATAGGGAAATATCTATCTCTTTTTAAGTAGGAGGTAAGCACATGGACACTATGAAACCAAAGGAATATGCGGTTTTTACTTGGAAACTCGCAAATAAGTTACATGAGTTGGGTTTTAGAGCGGTTGGTACGCGCCTAAACTATAAAGACCCAACGCAAGAAGTTATTTTGTTTAAGGATACGCCCGACTTGCGCGAAGCTATCCGTACCTTAACACAGAAGAAGTGAAGTACGGAGGTGGAGCACAAGGAAGGAAGTGATTTGAATGGCAAATTATGCTAATCAGAAGAGAATTAGGCTGGGGCATATTGGGAGTATTGCGGCGAAAGGCAACTCAGGAGAAGCGTTTCTCGCGCCCATAAGATGGGAGCCACTTAAAGCGCCAATGCGTATTCTCAATGGTAATGCCTATAAACTATGGATGTATTTGTTATCTTGGGAAGGTCAAGGTTATTATGATTTCTCGCCCGCTAGTCTCGCCAAAGAATTGAATGTGAGTGACCAGGGCGCACGCAATGCGAAGCAAGAACTCATTGATAAGGGGTATTTGGTGCCTTGCGCCGATGGCTCCTACGAATTTTTCCCAGTTTCAACTCTCTATGTATAAGGTTTTCGCCGCGCCAGCGGCCATATTATTATGTATATTATTATTTATATTATTATTATATTATTATATATTATTATATATTATTATTACTTTATAAAAAATTTGACACCTCTGTCAAAAAATTTGACACTTGTGTCAAAAAATTTGAAATTTTAGCCAAATAATTTGACACCATGTGTCAAAAAATTTGACACCTGATGTCAAAAAATTTAGTTATTCACGGGCCAAATTTTTTGGGTTTTAGTTAAGTATTTTATCAGGCTTAAAATAATGTGTATTGATATAAGGTGATAAATTTCGAGCCAGGCCAGGAAAAATTTGGTGTCAAAAAATTTGACATTTTTTCAAAATTATATTATAATTAAGTGTAGAAAGAAATAGGAGTGTAATTTCATTTATGAATAAGTATTCTGTATGGTATATGCCCTATAGTAAAAAATATCTCATAACCCACCCCTGGCAGTGGGTACGCCGCGCCTATAGGAATATCCGCGACGCATATCGGAGAAGTGTTTATGGTTGGACCTATGGAGATGTATGGGACTGGGATAACTGGTTCACGCATATTGTACCAGACATGCTTCGACATATGGCTGATAAAGGCAGCGCATATCCTGGACGCGAACCTTTTGATACTCCAGAAAAATGGCATGAGTGGCTTCATCATATGGCTAACTTAATTGAAAGTGCAGATGAAGAATGGCAAAATGAACATAATGAGTTCTATAAAGACTATATGGAACATATTATGGAAAATGATAAAGAACGTTTCAATAAGTATATAACGCGCGCAAATGAGCTGCATGAACGCGGCGAAGAAAACATTGCCCAAGCATTTGTAGAAATGGGACAACATTTTTCATCTTTATGGGATTAAGGAGGAAATATGACTAGTACTTTGAAAAAGAAAGGTGCTGGATACTTCTGTAGTAATTGTATGATGCGCCAACCCGCAGACCTGCGCCCCAACTGCGTATTTTGCGGGAATGAATTCAGTAATATCTTGAGTGTATTACGTCAGGAATTTAAAGATAAACAAGACAAGGAGATGCTTGAATATGAAAGTAAGTTTTATGGAAGAGATTGAAACTAAACATGCATGGCGCGAATGTATGTATTGTCCTCAATGTGATAATGGTGTATATCGTATCCACCATCAAATTATGCCATATGCTGATGAACCTTGGTGGATTGAATGCGCAAATTGTGGATATGAAAGTCGACCCTCTGCTATTCGTAGTGGAGCAATAGCGCGGTGGAAACATAAATGTTAACATGCTTAACCGCGCTTGAGGCTCGCGCAATTTCATATCTACAAACACCAGAAGATTGGTCTCTTTATACACATATTGAGGTAAGAATATTGGATAGTATTCAGCATGGCGCTACAAAAGTAATATATGCGGGTCCAGTTAATATGCATATAGTAGATGCTTTGCGCGCGCTTGGATATGAAGTTACTATCCTCCAATATGAAGGAAAAGAAAAAATGATTAGAATTGACTGGACTAATATTATGTGTCCAGATAGTTTAGTATGTCCAAAAGAGACATGAAAATGATTAAAGCATAAGAAGTAGATAAAAAGAATAATTATAAGTTGGGAGTGATTATATGTCTTATCAATTGGGAATTAAAGTTGCATTTGATGCTATGGAAGAACTCTATAAAATGAGCCCTACGATTAGACAAATATTATTTGGATATGGCGATATACAACATATTCTAAAGGCACATCAAAGTGGAGAGTTTGATATTTTAGCCATTCTTGATAATAAGAATGATGTGCTAGCAAATTATGTTGAACCTGGCGATATACTCGCGCGAGATAATATTGAAGTTCTTGTAACCAATACCGCAGACCATAAACATTTTGATGGTATTATTATTAATGGGCCTAACCGTGGTAGTGTATGGAAGTATACAACAGTACAAGATTCTCAAAGTTATAAAACTGGTAAACGAACTAATGAATATTTTGTTCAGACATATGATTGGGAGGAATAAGTATGCCAAATAGTATTGAAGAACTTGTTGAAATGATTGCTAAACGTGATAATATTAGTTATAATGAAGCACTTGCATGTGTGCGCGATGCGGCTCTTGATATGGAACATGCCTTTTATAATGGAAGATTAGATGAAGCGGAAGATATACTTAGGGAAAGCTTATCACTTGAACCAGATTATTTAGATCTTTTTATATTTTAAATTGGCGCGAAAGCGCCTCTTTTTTTATTGCTCAAATAAATTATTATAGTTTCTTTCATTACTTTATACCTAAAATTAGGAAAATGTACAAATAGGGGGAACTATTATGGCAAAAACTATAACTACCGGTTGGATTGGAACCAATGGCTCAACCACTGCTTTTTCTTCCCCAGTTTCTTTGGGAATATCTTCTGGCGCAGGATATTATCCTGCTGGGGCTGTAACTATTACTTATAAGAGTACTAATCCCCAAGGAGGTTGGCAAAGATAGTCGTCTAACATTAATTCAAGAATTATGTTATATCTTTGTGATAGTAGTGGCAATAATACAGTAGCTTTTTGTGAAATTAAAGGGTTTGTCTCACAAGGTAATATGTTAACAAATCCACCAAAATCTTTTAATATAACCAATACTAGTAAACTTCTAAAAAACACAGCTCTATATTTAAAAGCAACAGGAGATACTAGTTTAGTTAAATTATACAGTCAAATAACAATTACACTTACATTACAACCAGCTTTTACACACGTTACTGCTGGGTCTCTTATTAAAAAAACAGATTTATCTTAGAGAGCCACACCAGATGATGCTACTTATATTAAATACCGTGCTCAATTCAGCGCGGGAGCATCATGTAGTGCTAGTACTTTTAATACTTGGCTTGATAGTTAATATAAAGGAGGGATAATATGGCAATTAATTACAATTTACCGCCAGATCCACAAAATGCGGTACTAAAACGTATATATCCCTGGGATGAATATGATATTAATTTGGTAATGTAGTGGCTTTTTACGCAAGCCAAGAAAACAGGTTTTACTGGCTCAATAGATGATTTTAAATTACGTTATGGCGCGTTTATAGAAGCGGCGGACCCGTAGGAAATATATGATTTAATAGAAGATTATACTGGTACATATCATATTACACCTCTATTAAGTATAGAACAAGTATTACAAACAAAGAATAAAGTATTAAATTAGAATATTATAATTGACCCAATTCCAGAAGATCTAGTAGTAAATAAAAGAGCATATAAAGGTTCATATACAGTTACTCCACTACCATTGGTAGATTAGCTATTACGAACCGAAGATAAAGTAATGACAGAAAATTTAATAATAGAACAAATACCATTTCATAAAGTAAGTAATGATGCGGGTGGATACACCTTCACAATTGGATAAGGAGGGATTACAATGGCTAGTAATCAATATGTAAATAAGGTTATATTTGGCGGCGAAGTCATTATGGATATTAGTAGTGATACTGTTGCCGCAAACAAATTGTTAAGTGGTATCACCGCGCATGACCATACGGGCGCTCCAATAACAGGTGAATGTACTTATGATAGTGATACCACAGATGCTGATGCTAATACAGATGAGATTTTAGCGGGCAAATATGCCTATGTTA